TAGTAGATGAGCTCGGATGATGTGTACTCGCCAGATCCAGACTCTCCACCCATCTCACGGATGGTGGTTGCGGTCATCGTGTCTGCCATGTAGGCGCTGATACGATCGACCTCTGATGGGGGGATCCTATCCAGGAGCGACGGGTCATACTCTTCATCTGTGATCATACACTTGATGTAGAGCGCCATCTCCTCAGGGGTGACTTTGTCGTTACCGATGAGGTGCTTATGGGTGATAGACTCCCATTTTGACAGCGCGACCAGGTTGTGCTCCAGGTGCAGGACTCCGCCAGGCATGGAGACAAAGGTACCTGTCTCCTCGTCGAACCCGTCGAGATCCGGGATAGAAACTATAAGCATTGCAGGCACCGAGGGCCCAGGAGTCTAGGTCTCTGAGCCCCCGGTGTGGTATATCAGCCTGCGAAGTGGGCCTTGATCTCGTCGGGCAGGAGGAGCTTGGGCTCGGTGGCCTGAGCTCCACCCTGACCAGCGTCGGAGCCGAACAGCTTAGCCTCGAGGGTCTTCAGCTTACCGGCGTCGACGTCCAGAGACGAGATGGTCAGCAGGGAGGTGGGCTTCGCACCGGACACGTTGACCGGAGTGGTGGACAGCTCCCAAGAGAAGGAGATCGCCTCGGGAGAGTCGTTGACGGTCTTGTAGCCCTTCTCGGAAGGAGAGGCCTTGCAGCCGTACAGGACGTGGAGCTTGTAGCCCTTGTCCTGACCAGCCACGTCGTCACCAATCTTGGTGCGGTATACGAGACCGAAAGCCAGTCGGTCCTGCTGACCGATCTTGACACCCTTCGTCAGCGTGGCGGAACCGTCGCACTGCTCGAACTCGTCGGGGTAGGTGTAGGCCTCAATTGTGGCCTTCAGCTTCTCAGCCGAGAGCATCGAGAGGTACAGAATGTTGTCGGCGTAGAGGTCAGTAGCCTCGGCGCCCTCGGGCTTCTCGGAGATGGCGGTGATACCATTCCAAGCAACGCCCTTGCCGTAGGTCTTCTGAGCCGGGTCGTACACATACAGTGCGCAGTGGTCGACACCAGTCTCAATACGGCGCTCACCAGTCTTGTCCCAGACAAGTGCAGCCATGTTAACTCCTAATAGTAGACGTCGAAGATGTCGTGATAGAGGTTGTCCGCTACGAGTCGAGACTCATGGCGGCTGAACAAAAGGTCCTCGATCTTCGTTCGTGTCGGGTCCTCGGGATGCCGGGCAATCAGAGTAACCTGGAACCGGTTTGCTTTGATATACTTGAGGTTGTCCGCGTACATCGGATCACCCGGATGCCGCTCGTATACGATGCATGGATACGAGAGCTTAAGCGACGGGAGTGGTTGGTAATAGACCTTATCCGACCCGAGGATCTCGACCAGCTTCTCATGGAGAGCTAGACGTCGGTCCATTATACACCCCCGTCAACTCGAGAACCAGACGGGGGAACTTCAGCTCCACATAGGAGATCTTCCAAAGTCCCCCCATCCAGCGTACGTACTTGAGATTCTGGATGTTATCCGTTAGAAATCCATCAGCGATAATGCTGATCTGGTTACTGAGGTTGATACTCCCCAGAATCTCGTCGCTGCTACCAAAGCGGCGTGCTTCACGAAACACATCGCCATAGTACTGCTTCTCGACAATCTTGTCTTCCCAAATTCCCGGCTCGGTCTGGACCTGTGTGGCAAATCCTATCTCACCGAAGAATTTGGCCATCTATCACGGCTCCGCGACGACGTTACCAGCCTCAGTCTTCCGCTCAACGATGATGGCCGACTTCGGGTGAGTCAGCGCACCGGAGAGGCGGGTCTCCAGCAGGTAGTGGTACTGGTTGAAGCTAATGTCGAAGTCCTCGGCCGCGAAGAGCTGACCACCTCGGTCCGCACCAATGGTGTAATCGGTCATGTTGACGATGATACCGAGGGCGTCAACGACACCGTTCTTGGTAGAGGTGCGCTGCAGGCCCTTCATCAGCGGGACCTTGACGATCTTCGAGACACCGACGTAGTCGGCAAGCTCAGAGACGCTGCGGAACAGACGGTGACCCATCTTGTCCTTGAGCAGCAGGATCTCGGTGACCATGTGGGGCTCGGCGAACCATGTCGGGTTACCAGCGCCGTCGTAGTCGTCCATGGCGCGGACGATGGAGTCCAGGACGTCCTCGGTAGTGGTCTCCTTGGCCAGGACGACGCGAGGAGCGTAGAGGCTGTCCTCCTTGTAGATGGGGCGGATGCAGTCCTCCTTGATCTTGTCCTTGGAGGAGGCCTGACGACCATCGCCAATGAGGACGGCTCGACCGAGCTCCTCCTCGAGCATGATCTTCATCTCGCCACGGATGTAGGACACCACGTCAAAGTCCGTGATGTCCAGAATGTCATCCCTATCCAACCTCTGCTTCTTATAGATGGTGGTCGGCGAGGTGACACGCTGCAGCAACGTGAAGACCTCGTCTTCCTTCTTATTGCCCTTGATGTAACCCCGGGCACGGGCCTCGTCAGCAGTAATGTCGGCGAAGCGGGTGCGAATGCGGGAGAAGGGGGAGTGCTTAGCAGCGCCGACGACGGAGTTGACCCAATCGGTCTTGCGCTTGATGAACTCCGGCTGGTTCCACAGATCCTTGGCCTCCGGGAAGAGGGTCTCGATCTGCTTGATGCCGTAAGCGTCGGCGTGGGCCAGGATGGCCTGCTTCAGGGAGCCGCTGGAGCGAGCGTCCTCGAAGATGGTCTCGACCTGGGCGTGAGTCAGGACGGGGAGCTCCTCGGTGGTAGCGGAGCCCTCAAACACGTTCTTGTGAGCCATAGTATCCTCAGTTGTGTCGGAATGGGCGGTGTCCTCGGCCTCTTCGGTCTCAGACTCCTCCGCCTCTTCATCTACGGAATCGACGAGCTGCCCGACGATGGCATAGACCGCCGTCTTCTGCTCCTCGGTCATTCCATCGAAGATCTCCCCGCGCGTGGGGTCGTCCTCGTCGCCCTCAGCCTCATCGGCCTCCGGCTCCTCCTCAGCGTGCTCGACGTCGTCCGTCTCCTCCGCCTCGAAGTCCTCATCCTCGTCCTCGACGTCATCACCGTGCGAGACGAAGTCCAGCTGTGCATCCGTGTAGATGACAGCCTCGATCTCATCGCCGTCGTCACCATGCTCGATGGAGACCTGGTCGATGAGTGCGCCAGGGTTAGCGCCGCGGAGCACCAGGCTCACCTCAACGAGCTCGCCGTGGACAACGTCGTTGCCCCGAGCCCGAACGTGGGTGGCGTAGATACTCATCGCCTTGATGTCGCCGTTCTTGACCATCTCTCGAGCGGTCCGGCCACGGTCGGTGTTGTTGAGGTGGGCGTAGGCGTAGACGCCGTCCTCACGAACCTCAAGGTCGGCATGCCCGAGGACGTTCTCGACGTCGCCGTGCTTGTGCTGCCAGACCAGAGGTACAGTCTTCCCGTCGTACGCCGCGAAAGCCCCGTGTCGGATTACCTTGTTATCCGAGCACCGAACATCGTTCTTCGTGGCGTAGCCAGAGAAATCGCACTTAACTGCCATTTTGACTACTCTCCATCAGTTCGGAAATTGGTACCTCCGATGCAGGGACTTCGTCGACCGGCTCTTCGCCAGGCGGCTGTTCCTCGCCCATCGGATTGATGTTGGAGTTCACCAACTGGTTTGCCGTCTCGTCTTCGGACTGGGCCCAGCCGAACTTCGGTCGAAGCTCATTAGCGGTACCAATCTCGTTGCGCTTGACGGAGTCGACCAGCTTGGACATCTCCTCCAGCGGGACGTTGAGGAACGGATCCTCGATCGCCATGATCCGCTGACGCTGCGTTCGGGCAGTCTTGGTGAGGAAAGTCCTGGTGATGGCATCCGTGATCGCCTTCAGAACTGGACGAACCGTTCGGTTCTGGTAGTTCAGCATCTGTCGAGCATCAGCCTTGCCGGTGAAGACATCCTCGGTCATTCCAAGCTGGTTGTACAGCTGGGTGGTGAGCCACTGAATCTGGCTCATGAGGTTGTTCTCGGAAGGTCGGTTCAGCTGAGTGATTCGCTCCGCACCATCGGTGTAAGCGATACCGTACTGAGACCCTGCGAGCTGTTCCTCAATGGCCTTGCGTCGTGCCTCAGCCTGCTGCTTCTTCAGCTCCGTCTTGACGACGTATGGAAGCTGAATAATGATGTCCAGCTTGCCGGACCCAGACTGCTTGTCGATGGCATCCAACAGGTGGAGCTTCTGCGTCAGTCGCTGCAGCGTCGAGTTCGGAGCATTCATCACACTGTACAGAGGATTCTGTACAACCGCAACGAACTCCTTCTCAAGAGTCAGCTGTTCTCGCTGTCCAGTCTGGTCGTTGTAGACCTCAACTCGAACGTGGCGAGGATACCAGTTCAGGATTGTACCGACTCGCATAGACTTGATGTCATAGCCCTGAGTCAAATCTGGGCTGACATCTGTATCTACTGGAACGATCGCTACAGCGCCCTCTTCGAAGAGCGTAAGTACCAAATCCTGGAAGAACCCCTGGCCAGTCTGGTCAATGTTGGCGCTCAGAGACAGGCAGTCATCAAGGTAGCTACGGTAGTAGCTCTTAAGGTTGCCATTATCGTCAGTCTTGACGTGCCGAATAGGAACATTCGATACATCGATAGCAATCTGGTTGTAGATGCTCGTGACGATTGTCTGGTCGCCGACGACAGGTCGGTAATTCAGGTTTGGATTACCGAATGTCCACGAACCGTACTCCGGTGTGAAGTTCTTCTTGTCCGGGGATTTTGAAAACGCATTCCATGCGTGAGCTAGTCGATCACTAAGACCCATTTCACCTCCTCGCTCATTCGAATGCCTCCTTGTTGATCTTGTATGCCACGAAGGCATCCATCAGAGCAGCCACTGAGTCGATCTTCTCTTCCGAGCGTTTCTTCAGTAGCTTTCGGTTTCCGTTGGTATCCTCAAGGGTGACGCAGTTCCCCATTGTGAAGGACATGAGTTCCTGGTCGAAGATGAGAAGACGCTCCGAGGCCAGCTTCTTCAGCTCCCCGAGGGGGACCGATTCAGTCCTGGCTCCCTGAATGACCTTCTCAATACCGTACGGTCCGTTCTCCTGTTCCCACCGGGTTACGAACTCCTTGGCGTTGTACGGGTCAAACCCAAACGCCGAGACATCGTATTTCTGTTCGTCGATGTAGAGGTCCAGATCTTCATAGACCTCCATCATGTCCAGGACGGTGCCCTCCATAACTCGGAGGCTTCCCTCTTGGATGAACTCATCATACTTCTGGCGTAGGGCGCCCGGCAACTTCATGAGCGTCAGCTCAGAGATGTATGCAAGAGTCTTTACGCCGAAAGCCTGATTCCGGAGTGGGAACAGGAAGGTGAAGGCACAGAAGTCATCACCCTGAGACAAGTCGGCGCCCATAGCGCACTGCATGTTCCAGAATGTATTCTTCCTGTGTGGAATCGTCTCCTCGTATGTGAAGAAGTAGGTGTATCCCTCCATGGGGATTCCGAACCTCTTGGCGAGGATGTCGTTTCGAGCGGCAGGGGCTTGTTCCATTCGCTCGACGTCCTGCTGGTACCGATCATAAGAGACAGTAATGCCGATGTTCGGCTGGGCTTTCACCCACATAGCAGGATCTGCTACTTCCTTGATGTCATCAAGGCGGTAGTAGAAGATTGAGATGTGAGGGGCGATGTATTCACCCTTCAGGATTTTGAGCAACTCCATCTTCATGGTGTCGCCCACCGCATTGCGGATGGTTCCCTCGGATGAGACGGCCAGAATGACCGGGTCATCAATCTTCGAGGCACCCTGTTCGAGCGCACCGACAACGTCCTCACGGATGTCTCCGGATAGCCACTCATCCACCGTACAAACCTTGGGGCGAAGACCCTGAAGCTTGTCGATGGACATGGGTCGAACCTCGAGAAGGGATCCGGTGAGGAAGTTCTCCACACCTTTCTTCGTAGCAACCAGCTTCTGGCGGTTAGCCCTCGCACCGGTTGTATTTTGAATGGATCCCTCAGTCAGGAACTTGTACAGCGGACCTCGGGCTCTGGTGATTGCGGTCCGGAATGGACCCATCACCTCTTCAGCCTGCTTCATGGTCGGAGCCGTAGCGATCTGATGCGTCGTTGTAGTGTCGATCACCATGAAGTAGTTCTGGATCAGCGACATATACATCGACTTCGCCGCTCCACGAGCAACGATCAGATACTGCTTGATTGTTAGGCGCTTCTTTACTGTTTTGGTCTCGTATCGACCGCCGACTCCGTCCTCATACGGGACGAACACCTGGCGATCCTCGAAGTAGTACCAGCCAAGGAGCTGTTCGGCCCAGAGCTTGAAGCTGTCGAGCAAATGGAGGTCGGCTCCGTCGGACAGCGTGAGCTCGTTCTCGCAGTAAGCAATAAAGCCCTCTACAGCCTTGTCGTCGTAGTAGTATTCTGGGTTTGCGATGAGAGCATCGATGCGATTCATCTCGCATGAGATCTCTTCGCATACCGGAATCTCGCCTCGGACGACTGCATCTCGGAACTGCCCGTAGTATTTTGGTACTGCGGTGTTCGAGAGCATTACTTAGCTGTGCTCCCAGGGTTGCGCGGGTAGCGCTTCTTCTTGGGGGAGGGCTTAGTCTGCTTGTACGACTTCGGCTTCTCGATCTGCTTGGGAGCGGATGCCTTCGGGAGCTTCTTTCGGTCAGGGCCGCCAGTGGACTTATATGCCACCTTCGCCTCTTCAGCGACGACTGCCGCTGCTTGAGCAGCTTCTTGCGCCTTCTCGGCAGCCTTCTTGATGTTCTCTGCTGCAGCCTTTTTGCCAGCCTTGCCGCCTGTAGCGCCCTCAAATGCGTTGTCGAAAGCCGACTTCATAAGCTTCGTGCCAGCATAGGTGCCAGCCTTAGTCAGAGAGTTCTCGAGGATCGACCGAGTGACCTCACGACCTCGAACCAGGTGGCGATCGGCCTTGAGCTCCCGATAGCGTTTCTCTTGCTCCAGCCGCTTAATTCGGGACTGAAGCTCGGAGTCGCTGATCTTCTTGTATCCGCGGTTTGCGAACTTCTTTCGGGCCTTGGCGTCGGCCTTTGCCTGCTTCTTTCCGGCAACTCGCTGGTCATGGGCCTGCTTAGCCTTCTGTACCTTAGCTGCCCCAGTTCGAGCAGTCTTGATGGTTGTCTTGGTGGCGTTGGCCGTGAATCGTCCACTCTTCTGGAGGGCCTTAACAGTGGCCTTTCGACCAGCGCTAGCCTTCTTGCGGATGACGCCCCATTTCTGGCCTTTTACGCCGTGGTGAATGAGGTCTTCTACCTCTGCTTCCCCTCGGTCTGATAGATCAGTCGCCATGCTGCCTCCTCGATCAGCTTCTGGTAAGCCTGAACCAAGAAGGAGTTCCCCGGTGGATCGAAGAACAGCTTAACCTTCATGGCGATGTAAGACTTGATTGCCGCTTCGTCATCAATCGAATCGAAGACAGTCCAAGCCGTGTCTTTCTCAATCGGGACATTGCATTTTGGCCCCAATTGTGCGAGATCCATCCGCGCAGTGTTAATATGCATGAGGATCTGGTCGTCGAAGGCGTCATATCCCGGCATGATGCCGATGGCCTTCTTAGTATCTTCAAGAATGGTCCCCATTAGAGCCTCCAAGGACACTGGTCGTTCGGTTGACGCTCAACAACTCGTGGTGTCAACCTCGATCGGTCTCCAAAGTGTATCGCGTTGTGGGTATTCTTGGTTGTAGTAATGAGAAACTCTGGCTCGAGGATGTCTGGATTGAATTCCTCGAGATCTCTGGGCTGAATCGGATTCATGTGGTGGATCAGCGGCATGTATCTGATGTCGAGTCCCTCAATCCCGAGGTCACAGGCTTCATCTCGAGCCAGAACGAAGTTCCTGACCTTCTTCCACTCCGTCGAGGTGTAGAATCGTTGGTTCAGGTAACGATCGAAGCCAAACGTGGCTGTACCGACTTGCCCGGTGAGAGCCAGGTAGTCAAACCGCTCCTCAAAGGTCTCGAGGCGCGCCAGTTCAGTATACGTTCGTAACATCTCCCGCTCCAGAGTATGTACGGAAGGCTTCGATGGCTTCTTTGGCAATCTTCTCGGCTTGCTCCGCGCTGACGAGCGCAGTCTTCTTCGCCTCGAGGAGTGCTGTTTCGTTCCTCAGCTTCTCTACCTCGAGCTGTTCTCTTGTGGAGGCGAGCTTGAGGTAATGATTCACCGTGGTTGCCGGTGCTGTACCCTCTCGAAGCTGCTTCTCAGCAAGCTCAAGCGCCAAGTTGATCATTTGCGCTTCGCGTTGCTCTACAGTTCGAGCTGGTTTAGAGGGTGTTGCGGCCCTTTTACCCATAGTTGCTCCTTAGATAGAGGGCGTTTGGGGCCAATTAGGGGCTAGATTCTAGGGCCCGTTGTGAGCGAGACCAGCAGGAAGAAAGGAGCACACGAGAAACTTCCTGTGGGCCCTAGAACCTAGTCCCTAATTGGCTTTCCAAATATCCCTCCGGGGAAAATATGGAG